CTTCCATATTCTTGCCACCTCGTCCGTCAGGTTGAACTTGCCCCGGTCCTTCGAAGCGTTGCCCCTCTCCTCTTGGCACTTGGGTGTCGGAAGCATTCCGTTGAAGTCCAAGTAATCCATTCGCCCGTTGGGTCTGTTGTCTCCGTTCTTTCTTGATGCCATCGTTTCCGCACCCGTTTCCTTGAGTTTCTGCACTCGCTCCGCGTGGTGGACTTCCGATGCAATCGGAGTCGGAAGCATCCCGAATGCCGCCATCTGCTTCAGAGGGTTTTGTAGCGCTTCCCCGTGTTTCTCCTTTGCTTTGTCCCACGCTTCCTGACTTCTCGGAGTGTTGTAGTCGAAGGCCGTCGGTGTCGGAAGCATTCCCGCCTCGGCCATTTGTGTCAGATGTGTTCCGTACTTCGTGCCTGTCGTTTGGCTCACGTTTTCCCCATTTTCGTTCAGCGTCCTTTGTTTGTGGTGATCCAATGTCTTGACCGTAGGCAACAAACCAAATGCGGTCTCTTCGGTGGGGAGCGCCGACACTTGCAGCTGGAAGTATAAACGGTTGTACGTAGTACCCACAAGTTTCCAAGTCAGCGCACACCTCCTCGAATACCATCCCTCCATTCCAACCAACAAGCCCGCGAACGTTTTCGCCCACGACGTAGCGCGGGGCGCATTCTCGAATAACGCGCAGCATCTCTGGCCACAGGTGGCGCTCGTCCTCCTTTCCCTTTCGCTTTCCTGCGAGTGAGTATGGTTGGCAGGGGAATCCTCCTGTGAGAATATCAATTCGTCCAGCGTAAGCTGTCGCGTCGAGTTCTTTGATGTCTCCATATTGTTTGGCATTTGGAAAATGGTGTTTGAGTACGCGTTGTGGGAACTCTTCCCACTCGCAGTTAAAGACGTTTGTCCAGCCCATCCATTCAGCGGCAAGGTCAAAGCCTCCAATTCCGGAAAAGAGTGAGGCATGGTTCATTCTTCTGAACTTTGGACATCCTCATCTTCACCAAACACACTGTGCTTGTACAACCCGATGCACTTGAGGACAGCACGGCTTAAGGCACGCTTCTCCGCAGTAGCTACGTAGTAGGCATTACGGCAGTTCTCGGGACCAGCCTCGCCAAACGTCTCGACGTACACTGCGCCCTCTTCCATCATAGCCTTAGCCTTCAACACCACGAAGTCTCGATCCATTCGTACCACCTCGTATTCCACTTGGATGCCGTTGTTGGCTTGGATCTTTTCGATGCCCGTCCGGGTGATGATGACGTAGTGCTTGTGGGCAAAGACGTCGTTGTTAGTCAAGCCATTCTTCTCGAAAATCTCGCGCATGTTCTTGCGCTCCTCGTCATTTAATTTTTTCATTGGTTCATGTTTTTCATCTCGTCCAAAGCTCTGGCCGCCGCACCTGCGGCTTCCAAGAAAAGTTCATCGCTCTCAAAGAGGATCATGAAGATGGTCGCAAACTGCTCCACTGTGCCCTTGGTGAGGACACTGAACATCCCGCAGTTGATCTGCAACTCGTCGCCAACACGACACAAGATGTCCTGATCGTCCGGTTCCTTGAATATCCGGACATACATGTATCCCTGTTGATCGTCGTCGTCGGCATCCTCCAAGAGAATCTGGATGTTCTCATCCGTGAGGTTACTGCCCATTTCAAATTCATCCTCCATTGCTCATAAGGTTTTGCAACTCCCGCTTGAGAGTCCTGTTTGTCTTTTGTAGTTCTGCATTCTCTTTCACCAACAACTTGTTCTCCACACGGAGATCAAGACACATTCTTTTCTCAGCGCCCAAGCTAACGTAGGCCGCCTCGAGTTTCTGCTCCAAGCAGAATGATTGCTCAAGCAACTTGTATATCTGTGTCACACACTTATCAAGAGCTTCCTTCGCCTTTTCCACATCGAGGTCTTTGTCCATCTCAAGCTGTGCTGCAATGGACTGAGCTACGCCACCAGCATGGACCCTGTCAGCCATACGCTCCAAGTCCGTGATGTCCCGGACACGGGAAGGGACGTTGTAGTTCTTCATTGAGTGAATCGATTAGAAGTTCGACACAAATACAATTTAGCCATACCGATCTTACCACTGCCCTTGGGCTTGGTCTTCTGATTCACAATCCACGTCTCGCCATCGCGTATCTCAGGTTGATCCTCACGCATCTTCTCACCGACAGGAGGACGGTACACCAACAGCATCGTGAACGCTCTCCTATACCACGCCTGACCACCAGCCCATTCCTGTGGCAACGCCGGCTTCTGATACCTCTTGCCGCTTAGGGTGGAGGCGTCAGCATTGAGCTTGGCGATGTGGTTGATGACGATGTCGATACGTTCGTGGGCCTTGCTATGCTGGCGAATCTTCTTCAGCTCGTTCGTCAGCCACACATCCTCTCTCCCACCCACCGAGCGGAGATCCCGAGCCACATCGTTCCATGGATCTAAGCAGGTGGTGTCGTAGGTATCTTCTTTCGCCTGAGCGTAGAAAAGATCGGGCGTAAACTCGTCGCCCAACGACTCGGGGTCGAAGAACACGAAGTGCTTTCCTACCCATTCCATGGCTAACTCGAACTCGGCATCGCCCATATGCTCTTGATCCTCGCCACGGAAGTTTTTTTTCCGCGCCGCGCATCCCACATGTATCTCCGCCAAGTCCATAGCCAACTCCTCCGGGCCGCCCTCCTCGCCCATGTACACAAAGTGTCGCCAGTTGTGACGTTCGCTCCATTCGACAAGCAGCCACTTTACAAAAAGCGACTTACCGTGATGAGGCGCACCAGCAATGAAAAGGGGATACCCTTTGCGCGGAATGTAAAGGTCGTCCAACTCCTGTACTCCTGTTGTACATGCTTCTTCTCCGACTTCATTTCGTAGTTCATATAAACGGGGTTTGAGTTCGTCAATTGTCTTGATCCCAATCATATCCCCGTGAATTCATCGTTGAACTTCACACGTTCCACCGGCATACCTGAAATCTTACTCAGATTAAGGTATTGCAGGAACTTCTCGCCAAACAAAGTGGCAGGACGAAGGTGAGTCTTAAGCTGTGGGTTAGCACGCCAAGCGTCAGCTCGATCTTTGACCACGTTGATGTAATCATTTCCATCGACATAGCCATGGCTGTACCACTGCTCAATGTGAGGCCGGACATCTTCGTGCTTGTACTGCGTGCCGAGGATCTGATTCATCTCCATCGTCACGAGGTGTACTGTCTGGTCTAACTCGCTCTTGCCGAGACTCTCGCAGAAGAGACGGGGGAGAATAGCTCTCCCCCCGTCATTGACCAAAAAACCTGCTATGCTTTGCGCTATAGCTTGGTCCAAGTTAAGGTCTGTAATCACCTGCGGCATCGGCTGTCCGGCATGGAGTTTCACCAACGCTTTCAACACGTCCAACTCGCGGAAGGGCAGCTTACTCAACTGCACCAAATCGATTTGGACTCGAGACATTAGAAGGGCAAGTTTTCCTTGTCCAACGTCTCAGCCTGTGGAGCTGACTGCGGCGCGGAATTGCCTCCACCCTTGCCGCCACGTAGCGACCAGTCTTTTGCGTGGCCTACGATGTCGCCCTTGACACCGGCCTCGTATTCCGCCTTGGGAACCTTGACCACGACCATGAAGTCGTTGTACTCCTTGTTCTCAAGTTCGATGAGGCGCAAATCAAGGTATTCACCCTTCTTGCCCTTGACAAAGTACTTCTGCTGCTTGCGAAGTTCGGCGACGTTCAAGCTGACGTCAATGGTTTTCCTGTTTTCCATAGTACAGTTTTTGATAGAGATACAAACGTTTTGCGGTTGAAAAAATTTCCTGAGCTTTCCTGTCCCCCACCAGCAAAAGGTGGTGGTACTTCTTGACGGCGTGGACGGCCGTCGCGTGATCCCTCTCAAAGAATTCTGCTATCTCTTTGAAAGTTTTTTTTTCGTACTCACGTAGTACGTACATGATGACCTGACGGAGTTCCACATACCTGTTCTCCCGGCATCGTCCCATTACCTTGTCGTAGCCCACCTCGTGGTGGTCGCACAGATCCTTCACAAATTGATTGACGACGATCTTCCCGTCGAGTTCGTTGAGGCCAGCGTAGACGTAGGGACTGACTTTCGTCGCCTTATGCACCACAGACTCGATAAAGGGGAAAATATACGTCGCCTTCTTGGACATGCTCGGCCGTTTCCACTCGGCCTTCTTGCTCGAGAGAATCCAAG